GTTAAAACGCCATTAACTCCAGTTACTTGATATAATACAGTATCGCCTACAGCACCTTTATTACTTACTACATAAGTAGATGTTGCTGCGGTAGCTCCTAAACTTGTATTTGTAATACCTAAAGCTTCTGCTTCGGTAACGCTAAAAATCTTTTTTATTCTATCTGTCGATAAAAAACCACTAGGTAAGGTATCAGTATAATATAACAAGCCAGATATAAAATCTTCTCCTGCTAATGGTCTACCTAAACCGCCTTGTTTTTTTATGAAAGTAACATCATTTGCCATTACTATTTAATTTTTTTAGGTTTCTCAGCTACTTCTTTAGTAGCTTCATTTTTTACAATAAACATTTCTAATTTATTGTTTTTCGCGTATTCTGTTACTGCTTCAATTTCTAATTCAGTATCTAAATGCCATATTGATTTATTAGATAAAACAATAACTATTTTAGATGCTTCTAATTCGAATTTTGCAATATCATTTGCTTTTTTTAAATCCATTTTAAGGGTATTATATAAAGGGTGGTTTTTTACGCCACCCCTTAAAGATTAATATTAGTTAGCTTGAACGATTGATACGATTCCAATTTGAGATGTTCTCATTTTAGATGCACCAAACAATTGTAAAGCAGAAACGATTGAACCATAATAAGCAGGATCATTTTCGTTAATAAATACATCAGCTCCACCTTTTGCTTTTGCAACAAATGAAGGGTGATATGCTAAACAAGCTAAGTTATCAGTTGCTGCTGCAGTAGTTGGAGCACCATTATCGCTAATAGTTTTCAATACTGGAGTAGCTGTATTGTCATAAACAACTACTGTAGAACGAATCATAATATCAAAACCATGAATACGATTAACAACACCACTAGGTAATGCAGATTGACCATAAGAATCCATTCTGTAAACGTCGCTAATAGCTAATAATTGGCCGTTATACATACTTGAAGGCATTACTAAAATACGTCCTTCTTGTGGTACGTTTGCAGCATCTAAAATACCTTTTGCATTTAAAATATCAGCTAAAGTAATTGCTAAACGTGTAGAAGTAGCAGATGGAGCTAATGCAGAAGATACAGCAGAACCAGTTGTTTTAACAAAAGTTCCAGCACCTGCAGGAGCCCATTTGTATAAAGCTTGGTTAGTTAATACTTCTTCTAAAGTATTGATGTTTTGATTTAAAACACTCATACGTTTATCATAAGAAATAAAAGCAGTTTCTTGACCTCTTTCAATAAGGATTGGCTCAACATAGTAAGTATCCATTGAATAAGTTAATTCACTATCACTTCTTTGTGAAATAGCAGCAGGAAATGCACCTACATTTTTAGTAATTGTTGGATTAGCTCCTGCTTGAGGAACGTGTACTGTTTTATAGTTTACAAATCCATCGTGATTTACAGCACGATTAATAATTGCGTTGTTTTTAAAAAGGTTCTCTTGTATATCAGCTAACCATTGTTCTCTATCTAAAGCCATTTTGTTTTATTTTTAATTGTTATTTTATTTATTTATTAATCGATTTGAATTTTAGCACCTAATGGTAAAAAGATTGTACCATCATACCAAAAACCTTGAGTCCAAGTCTTACCAGCTACTCCAGTTACTACTGGTGCATCAATACCTGTTCCGAATGTGAAAGTTTCAGTTGCTGTTGTTTTTACCTTTAAGAATAATTTAGCTCCAGCTTTTAAACCTGATGCTAATGTTAAATCTAAAGTACCGTTACCAGTTAAAGTTGGTAAAGTTAAATTAGCTGTTTCTTGGTTAGAAATAGTAACTGCAGTTGTTCCTGTAGCTGCTATTGTGATGTCTGATATTGCCCCGAAAGGTGCTTTTATAATTGCCATTTTTTTAGTTTTTAATTGTTATTTTTTATTTTATTTATTGTAATGCTTGTCGTACATTTCTGTATATAAAGCAGGTGTTGAGTTTTTAATTTCGGTTAATCCTTTTGCATCTTTCTTTTCCCAATCACGAATAGTCCATTCTGAACGGTCTTCTGAGCCTTTTGGAGAAACAACATTTTTAACATCAAATACCTTTACAGCATTTTTAACATTAGTAATCTTGTTTAGCATATTTTCAACAAAAGAAAAGTTATTAACTGCCATTTCAATAGTAGCTTCTTTTTCAGATTCCTCTATTTTCTTTTCAGTTATAGCTTTGTCTACCATTACAGTTGCTTTGTCTTTTAAATCATTTAAAGCAGTTTCTTTAGCTTCGTTTTCTTTATCTTCAATTGCTTTTAAACGAGCTTTTAATTCATCGTTTTCAGCAACTAATTCAGCATTAACAGTATCTTTATTTTCAATGGCATCTATGATGTCCATTTCTGTTGCTTCGTTTTTAAGTTTAAGTAAGTTTATTACTTTCTCCATTTTGTTATTTTTTGGGTTTATTAATTTATTATATATTAAAACCATATCAGATAAGTTCTGAACTTTTGGTACTTTAATCTTTTTTTCACTTGATGTAATTTCATCTACTAATCCCATATCCATACATTGAGTAGCATTTAACCATGTTTCTGCATCCATCATTGTATTCATTTCATCAACTGAACATTTAGTTCTGTTTGATAAAATAGTAGTTAAAGTTCCTTTTACCAGGTCTAAAATACCAGAATCAGTAACACCACTTGGGTTATGTAACATCATAGTTCCATAATCAGCCATTTTAACCTTCTTACCACACATTGCAATAACTCCTGAAATACTAGCAGCTAATCCATCAATGTAAGTATCAACAGGCACTTTAGAATTAAGTATTGCAGATATAATTGAATATCCATCTAATACAGAACCGCCTATTGAGTTAATTCTAACGTTAATTTTACTACAATTATCTTGTAAATATTGCATTTCATAGGCAAAAGAAGCTCCATTGATGCCATGAGTTAAATTACCATTAGCATCAATAGAATCTCCAATTTGATTGTATAATAGAATTGTTCCTTCCTCAGAAGATACGTTTTTAATATACTTGAAAGAATTTTTCATTTATACAAAAATAATTAGTAAATTTGGTGTATATTAACTTTAGTAACTATTATAATATGGGCAAAAATCATTCAGAAGATGAAATAAGAGAAAAAATGATGGCTTATAAAATAAGGGTTACTACTCGAATAAGCGGAGTTGATAAAAATAAGTTTATGTTAGACCTGTTAAAAAAAGGAATAACTGAAAGCGAATTGAATAAACAAATTATAAATTTACATTATTCGTTAATTACAGAAGTACCATTATTAAAGGAAATGGAAATGGTAGAAGTTAAAAAATACTTAATTGATAAAATAAAACTGAAATAATTTTATTTATATCAAAAAAAGTATTATCTTTGTTGAATAAATTATAAAACTATGAAAAAAATAATCTTAATCTTAGCATTAGTACCAACGTTATTAAATGCTCAATCAATTTCTTTAAAAATAACTTCTATAACCCCTGCGGTTGCTAATGTTGGAGATAGTGTTAAAGTATGCTTTAAATTCAATAGCATTATAAGCTCTCCAATGGCTACTATGACGTTACAAACATCGGTATATACAAATACTTGCCTTAACACATATTGGGGCAATTTAACTACTTTTCCTACTTGCGGATTAGATACGGTTTTTTATAAATTCAAAGTAACTCCAATAATGGGAACAGGTTTAGCTAAAATATTTGCATATGGTACTGTTGGTGGATGGAAATCATTTTATATTAATGCTCCAATTAGTACTAATATTGATAATTTAACCAATGATAGCGAAATTATTAAAACAGAATATTACGATATTTTAGGCAAAGAAAAACCCTCAATAAATGAAGGTTTAACTATTAGATTAACTTATTATTCTAATGGATATATTAAAAAAGATAAAATTAGTCTAAACTAAATCTTATATTACTTAAACTAACAATTGTATTATTAGCTAATCCTTGCACATAAGCATTTACAGAGCCATTAGCGTATATAATTAATTCAACTGAATAAACAGATCCACCAGGAGCTCCAGAAGCCCAAATCACAAAAGCTTTATCGTTTACAGGTCTTGATCCTACGGGTAAAGTAAATATTGTTACGGTAGCTCCAGTATCTGTATTTTTTACAAAACCTCTAAATTCAATTTCGTTATTTACATTTTTTCTGTATTGAAATACATTTGTAGATGTAATATAAGGCGTTGGAACAGTCCAATTAGTTGCTGGAGTAATATTTATAAATACTGGATTTAATCTTAAATCAACTATATTAGCTACAGGAAATAAAGAGCCAGATAAAGTATTTGTAAATGTTAAATATCTATTATTGTGGACACTTCTACTTATCGAATCTGTAAATATTACAGGATCGGCTGTTGCATCCGGTGTTGTATCTATAACCGCATAATTTAAAGTGCTAAAATTTTCTAACATTATATAAAGTTCATCTCCGTAAAATACAGCACCATCACTTGTAAATGTTGTTGCAAATGAAGATAATAAATAAGGGGTTGTTGCTGAATAAACTAATCCATGACTAGTTACTATATTTCTGCAAATAACTTGCACCATTTCTTTACTTGCATTTTGCAAAAACTGTAAACTTAACCCTGTAAATGGCTGTTGAATTAAAGGGTCTGATATTTGTGTTATGTCTATATTTTTCATTTTATTTTATTTTTTAATAAGTTTGTACTTGGTAAATCATGCCTGCTAAATTGTATAAATCGGCAAAGTTTCTGATTGCATTTTCTCTATTTCCTGCTGATGTTCCTAATGTTGCAAAAAATAATACAGGAACATAAATTGTATAATCAACAGAGCTACTTGTGTATGTATATGAGTTACCTAAATACTGTAATTGATTAATACTATTAATTGGCATTGATGAGCTTAATGTTCCACTTATGCCCATTACAAAAGGAGTTGTAAATGTAGTTGTATTAGTTATGTAAATACCAGTAGTTCTAAACCATCTGTTTAAAGTGTATTCAAATATTATCTTTTGAGCATTTGCACCAACTCGTTTATCAACTCCAATAAAATTACTTTGAACTAATACCCAATAATTAGTATCAGATGGTAAATTTCCAGAAGTTGAAGTGGTATTTATGTACATATAAACGCTATTGTCTGTGTATAAAATTCTATTGTTAAAATTATAAGTTGATGCTCCGTTAAAAATAGTCCAGCTCGAAACACTCGATGTTCTAAACATACTAAAAAGTAAATCGAATAATCTTAACTCAATCCCTAAAGTTTGTAACCATGCAGTCATTTTAGGCTTCCTTAACTGTGGTGGCGTTAAGTTATTGCTTACAAAATCAACATCTATATCGTATATTGCCATTACTGAGCTATAAAATTAAGTGTATTTGTAAATAAACTACCTACCGTTGTTTCTTCCTCAACATAACCTGCTTGCGATGGATATGTAGATATAACGGTTGTTTTAGATAATACTAAGTATGTTTTACTTACAAATGCAGTAGCATCAGCTCTCATTGCAACATCTTGTAAAACAATATCAGTAACTCCAACAACAGCCTGTATTGCATCTGTTAATTTTAATAAGTTTACAGCACCATCAAAAGGTAAAGTAGATAAATATGTTTTAATTGCACTTATTACATTAGCACTAATAGTACTTGCATATTGACCGTTGTAATAAATATCTGCTTTTAAATATAGTTTATCACTTGCTAAACTTGTTACACTATAATTAACACCAGCAAAAGATATATCGCTAACATATCCAACTAATGAAGCTAACTCTGGAGCAGACAAAGCAACTGGCGGTTCTGATTTAGCAACTTTTATAGTAACCGTTTTTACAGGAGTTGTTTTTACGGAACATCTAGTTATTAGTAATAATGTAGGATCTACAATAGGGTAATTGACGGCTAATGTATTTGCGTCTACTTGTAATACTTGAGGAACGGTTGCTGAATATTGAAAATCAAATATTCTTTTTTGCACCCAAAAGTTAGAACCTACAGGAGCATTTTTTATAACAGTTTCAATTTCTATTTTATACAAATCCCATAATTGCTCAAAGTAATTGATAATGCTTGACGTTATAAACTTCCATAACGTAAAAATAGAAGTGGTTGATGTACTATTAAGTGTTGCAAGCTCCGTATGTGTAGCTTGTTCAACATCCATTGTAGCCTGTATTGTTTCTCTTGACCTTGCCATATTATAAAGATATTGATGAACCTGTTGTTTCTAAAGTTGTTAGTGTTCCACTTACTAAAGTGTTTGTTTTATTATCGTTTCCTAATGTTCTGTAATCTTGTATGTAATCTTGTACGTTTGGATGATCAAAATTTTGTTCCTCATTAACTCTTGAGAAATTACCAAATGTGCCATATTGCTTACGGTGCATTAATTGCCAAACACTATCTGTTAGTGTTAAAATAGTAGCATCTTCATCTAAATAACTTTCAAAACAAATATGTAAACGTACAATCATATCATACTCTTGAGATTGTGCTTTATTACCTTTATCTCTATAAGTACTAGGTAAAAACTCAATAAATATAGCAGGATATAAAAAAGCATTTTCTACATTCTCACGTTCAATTTGATTATTCCATAAAGCAACGTGTTTAATACCAGTTACCGTAAGTAAATCAGATTTTACGCTGTTATATAGTGTTAATTTTGACATTATGCAAATATAATATTAATTTTTGACTTTAGCTTACTTATTATCTTTCTATTTAATTTTCCAGAATTACCTATAAATTGTCTTTTAGGCATTTTAAAAGAACTACCCTTAACATTATAAGAAGCTCCCTTTAATTGAACTTTTTTTGATCGTCCTTTAGTCCATACGCCATTTACAAAACCAGCACTTCCTCTAACCCTTGCAGTTATTGTTTTTGATGATTTATGGGCTTTTCTGTAAATAATACCTCCCTCATTTTGTAATTTAGCGTATGGTAAACCGCCTGTGCTTATGGAAACCTTATATTTACCTCTTTTATTAAACTGTATTGACCTTCTTAACGTGCCAGTCTTTATTAAAACACCTCTACTTCTACCCCTTACTTTTGCTATTCCTCCATTTATCTCACCTTTTCTAGCTTCCCATCTTTTCAAACTTTCATCTTCAAAACCTTGTTTCCTGAAATTTGCAGTAAAATGATTTTTGGCCTCAACTCCCATAATAGTAACCATTTCACTAATTTGTGAATCAAATTTCTTTAGATGATTTGCTAATTTACGAGCTTCGTTAAATTTCATTATTTAATTTCAGTTATTACAAAGTTCATATCAGTAACCGTTATGTTATTAGCTCCCGTTGTATTAGCTGTGCGAATCTCTAAGTAATCCCCTTGTTTGTGAGTAACTACACAATTAAAAGTTACACTTTCAGCGCGTCCAGAACCATTTGCGGTTGATTTTGTTTTACTCGGAGTTCTAACAGTAGCTAAAAGACTATCATAAAAACCAAATTGACATACATTATTACTACCTGAAGTGAATGATAAATTACACTGTATTAAAAATTTACGAGGTATAATTGCATCATTCGTTAATCTATTATTAGAGTGTAAATACTTTTGATTATCGGCGCTTGCGGTTGTTGTACCTAGTACTTTATAAAATACATTAGCACTTGCGACTGTTGTAACGGTTGCATTATTTTGCATATATAATTGACCGTTTACATTTGTGTTTGTAATTCCTACGCAAGCAACAAACAAAGCCTTATTACTTGTATCAGTTACTCCAGTTAAATAAGTGCCACCACCGCTAAAATTAACAGTATCTAAAATATATTTTTCTTCTGGAATAGTAGCACTTGCATTTACATTAATGCCAGTTTCTCCAGATAAACAAACAAAGGAACTATAAATAATTCTAAAACGTCTAGTGATTGTTAATGTTGCAGGCAGGGTTATTAAAGTGCCTGTACTTCTATTATCAAATAAAGTATTACCAAAAGCAATAGTACCAAATGAACCATCAAATGTTAATCCTTGCGAATTAAGAAAAGCACTGTCATTCATTACAAAGTTACTGTAATTCTTAGCAGTTCCTATAATTGCACAATCAGTAAAATTAACCCCAAACCAATCTAATGCTTGATTAGCATTTG